TAAAAACTAAATCAGCCATAACAAATATTGTTTTTGATAGACAAGAATATGGAAGGTGTATACAAGTAGAAGCTAAGGACGGGCAATATATCACAAATGATTATATATTGACTCATAATAGTATGATATGTAGTGTGTTTTATCCTTTTTGGTGTGCATTGTTCCAGAAAAAGAAAGATATTCTAATTATATCAGCCTCAGAGGGACTCGCTATTGAATGGTTACGCAAGATGCGTACCGAAATGGAGTCAAATCCACTCCTTTTAAAGTATTTTGGTGATTTAAAGTCAAATAAATGGACGGAGACCCACCTGATATTGAATAACAAGCAAAAGACGAACATTCGTGCTCGTGGTGCTGGAGGTCAGATACGAGGTTTTCGCCCAGATTTGATAATATTAGATGATATAGAGACTGATGAGTCAGTAGCAAGCTCAGAACAACGCACAAAGCTACGAGAATGGGTCTTTAAAGCTTGTTTGAATACATTGTTACCTCATGGTCAGTTTATCTGGATAGGCACCATTATAAGCCCTTTAGCCCTATTACAAGAGATGTTAGATAGCGATAATGACTGGGAAAAGAGAAAATTCAGAGCTTACAAGGATGCTAGACAGGAGGAAGGTTATGAATTATGGAAATCACTCTGGTCGCATAAAAAGTTACAAGCAAGGAAAAAGGAGATTGGGAGCACCGCTTTTGCCTCGGAGTACCTCAATGACCCTATTCTTAATGAAGCATCACCGATTAAACCACATCAACTCAGGTATTGGAATGAGCTTCCTACTAATTTGTCTACTGTTATTTCCGTTGACCCTGCTTACTCTGATGATGAGAGGGCTGATTATAAGGTGGCAACTCTGGTTGGTATTAATTCTCAACATAATCGTTATCTTGTTAGTTATATACGGACTCACCGTCCTTCTGGTGAATTTATAGATTCAATATTAAATTTATATCTTCAGAACAAAGATACTTTGACAGCGATAGGTGTTCCTAATTCTGGAGTTGAAAAAGAGTTTTTTAATTCATTTGTAAGAAAAGCACACGATAGACACTTATATCCTCCAATAGTAGAACTAAAAAATACATTTAAGAGAGGAACAGATAAAGTTATAAGAAAAAAGAAAGATAGAATAGTGGCAGCATTGCAACCATTATTTGAGTCTGGAAAATATTATATACACGCTAATCATGAAGAAGCTAAAGATGAGTTACTTACATTAGGTGCTTCTCGTTGGGACGATATTGTTGATTGTTTGTGTTATGCGGAAACTATTATAACACCAAATTACATAGAACCAGAAGTTAATAAAAGAGGAAGATACGGAGAATTATTACCAGACGAAAAAGAAATAAAAGTATTTGATTATGGATATTAAAGGAGATAAAAAGTGGCAGTAAAATACCAAAAAGAAGTAATACAACCAGCAGCAGGTATGTCTAATAATGGCATGAATGAGCTGGTTACTAAGATAAAGAATTGGCAATCTGATTCTGAGAATTGGACTGAAACTTGGAGAAGTTCTCAAGACAAGTGGCATAGAATGAGAATGCGAATAAAGAAGAAGAAAACATTCCCATTTGTTGGATGTTCTAATATTCGTATGCCTACCATTGAAATTAAAATGAGAAAGCTCAAGGCTGCTCTTGCTAATGTTATTTTTGGTATTAGACCCATTGTCCAAGCAGTGCCATCTCCATCTGGTAATTGGGAAACAGCACGAAAGATAGAGAAGTTCTTAGACCATTTAATTATGGAGAAAATAAAGATTAAGAATAAATCTTTAATTGCTATAGACCAAACAATAGAGAAAGGATTTTTTATTCTTAAACCATTTTGGAGAATAGAGATAACAAATAGAATTGAAGAATTATCTTTAGATGATATTTCTATACAAGAAGCTCTTTGGTTATTTGATGCTGAAAGACAACCAGAAGAAGTTGAACAAGCTATTATTAAAAGATTAGATGTTGATATGAATGATTTGGTTAAAGAACATAATCAAAAAGAAGTATCAATAATAGTAGATGAATTATTATCTGGTAAAGAAAATGTAAAGTTTGAAATACAAGATGTTCTTTATAATTGCCCTGATGTTGCTTTATGTGAACCAGAGAGAGTCTATGTTCCACCTACTGCTGGGTTTGACCCACAAAAAGCACAGTATATAATCCATGAATTTTATTTACCATTTCACGAATTAAAAAGTAATGGTGAACATAAAAAGTGGGATATTGAAGGAATAGATAAAATTGCCAATAAACAAGATGTTGACTTATCAAGTCATACAATAGATGTAACCAGAGATGAGAGAGAGGGAATACAGAGATTACAGTCAACTAATAATCTTGTAAAAATATGGGAATGTTATTGTTGGTATGATATTAATAATGATGGAACAGAAGAAAAATGTGTAGTTACTATAGCACCTGATTTCAATCAGGAATTAAGAAAAATTACCCTACCTTTCTACTCTGGTAATTTCCCCTTCGTGAAACTATTTTATGAGTTGACCTCCGACAGATGGTTTTCGCATAGGGGAATACCAGAGCTAATAGAAGATATAGTTAAAGAGATAGATATACAACATATGCAAAAGATTGATAGGCAGACACTTACAAACTCGCCTATGTATATCTACAGAGCAGGTATGGTTAATCCTAAGACTGTTCAGTTTGTATTTGGACAAGGTATTCCAGCACAAGGTATGCAACCATTAAATGATTTGATTGCTCCATTAAATTCTCATAATCCTAATGTAGAGTTTTCATATGAAAAAGAACAGATGATACTTGAAACTAAGATTGAAGAACTTATAGGACAAGTTGATTTCTCTTTACAATCTATGATTAATAAAAGACAACCAAGGACATTAGGCGAAGTAGACCACCAAGTTCAAAGTGCTAGTAATGTATTCTCTTTAGATGCTGATATGTTCAGAGAATGCTTTGCAAACCTATTTAATTGGATATGGGATTTATGGTCTCAGTATGGAGATGATACTTATGAGTTTATGTATTTTGGACAAGACTCAAGGAAAGAGGGAGAAAAGATTAAACTTACTCGTGAAGAAACTCAAGGTAAGTATGTTATCACTGTAAGAGGAAATGACCAGAATACTAACCCACAAGTTAAGATGCAGAAAGCCCAGCAGATTATGATGGGAACACAAAATCAATTAGCTATACAAATGGGAGTTATTTCTCCTATACACGTAGCAAATGCTTATAAGAGATTTTATCAGATGTTAGATGTACCTAATTGGGAAGAGTTAGTAGCAACACCTGAACAAATGCAGAAAACTATGCAAGCACAACAGAAAGCAACAGAGGAACAAAAGATGAGAGATGAGTCAGATTTTATTAGATTGAAAGGTGACGACTTAACTGATGCTGAAACGATACAACTATTGCAGAAACGTGGTATCCAACCTGACGTTCAAGGAAGGATGTTAAACGAACAAAATAGACGTCAAGAGAAGGACATAGAACAAGAAGCTAAGGGTTATGAAACATTAGCAAAGATTTCTGATTCTATTACTAAACAACAAACCAAGGAGAAGCCTGATGCAGGAAGAAAATGAGTTAGTTGAACGGATTAGTGAATGTAACACAGTTATTAGAGACATTGATAATTCTCCAGCTTGGAAAGTTATTGTTAAAGATATGATAAGACAAAAGTCTTTTCTTGATGATAATTGGCAAAATGTTACAGAAGAAAAAAAGATTAAAGAAGCAAGGATATTAAAGCTTGCCGTTGTTCACGTTCTTACACTCAAAAAAAAGTATCAAGGTGATTTGAAGTCAGCTAGTGAAAGATTAGACATTATTAGAAATCCAGGGACAGTTGTAGACAAAGATTATGATGAAGAATAAACTATGGGATATAAAAGAAAAGTAGATAGAAGTATGCACGATTATGGAGAAACAGACTATGAAAATAAAGTCATTCGTGTTAATCCTCGCAAGGGTAATCTTCTTAATACTATTATCCACGAAGAGTTACACCGTGTACACCCAGACTGGGAAGAGAGAAAAATTAGAAAGGTATCAAAGAAGAACGAAACTTCTCTCACAATGGCAGAGGCAGCCAAACTTATTGGTAGATTTAGAAAAAAGAGGAAGAAATAATATGGTAGATTATCTTGACCCATTAGTATTTTCAGAAGCAACAAAAACAAGTCATAAGGCATTTGAAAAAGATGCTACTGGTATTATTTGGGCTGTTAAAAATAGAGAAGCAAGACCAGATAGGTTTGGAGCTACGAGAGAAGAAGTTATATTTGCAGACAAACAATTCACAGGTGTTGGTAGCAATGAATGGAATAAAGTAATAAATAACAAATTAACAAAAGAAGAAGAATGGTATTTCAAGCGTGGAGTTCAATTAAGAAAAGCTATAGATGGTGGAAAGATAGCCGACCCTACAGGCGGTGCTGACCATTATTATAATCCTAAATTAGCTTCACCAGATTGGGCAGAGGTTTATGGTAAAACATATTCATCTGGTGCACACGATTATCATAAAGAAGTATCAGGAAAGAATAAAAAAGGTATTGGTTTCAAACAAGCCTTTTATACAGCAAGAACTAATGGTAGAAAAACTTTTACTTGGAATGGTAAAAAATATACTACTAAACTAAAAACCGCCAAGTAGGCGTAAAACACAGGAGATTTATGTTAGAAGAAGAAACGAATGTAGAACAGGAAGTCGTTCAACCTGAACAAGAGAATGTAACAGAGGAAATCGTTCAGCCTCAAGAAACAAGCGTGGAATCAGAAGTTGCTATAACTGACACTCCTCCAGCAGAGGTTACTGCTGTACCGTCAGATGTAGATGAGTTCGGTGTACCTTTTAAAAATAGGTATATGGAGATGAAGCGTAAATATGAAGATGTATCATCTAAGCAAGACCAAATATTGCAAAAGATGGATAATCTTCAAGGACAGCAACAACAACCAAAGCACTCTAAGGAAGAGCTTATGGCATACATTTCAAAAGAAGACACTGAGCCTGCACACAGAGCTTGGGCGTTGACTGAAATGAACAAGTTAGAGGAACAGAACGTATCTGATAAAATAGAACAAAAGTTTCAAACATTACAAAAACAGCAAACTGCTGAAAGAGTAAAAAATGATACTTTTGCTTTTGTTACACAACGACACCCAGAAATAACTATTAAAGACAATGCTGGGAACTTTGTTGGATGGAATACTAAAAGTCCTGTTGTTCAGAGAATGGATGCTTATATGCGAAATCCCGAAATTGCAAATAATCCTGCGGGTTTAAGAGTTGCTTTAGCATTAGCAAAAGACGACCTTTCTGGTAGTCAATTAGCTAATCAGCAAAAATTAAAAACTCAAGTGAAAACTTTGCAAAAGGGCACTATGGTAGAAGGTGGAAAACCATCACCAATACAAACAACTGACAAGTTACATAGTGCAAAAGACATGCTTCGCAAATCAGGAAGTAAGAAAGATGCTTTGTCGGCTGTTGCTGAATGGCACAGGAAACAAGGAAAATTCGAGGAGTAAATAGATGGCTTTGACTTACACATACGATGACAACTCTATCAGAGAAGACCTATTAGATATTATAACTAATATGAGTCCTCAAGAAACACAGTTGTTATCAGGGTTAGGTACTTCTTCTGCAAAAGATACTATGCATATTTGGTTAAAAGATACACTGAAAAGTGTAGCCGCCAATTCGCATATTGAAGGTGCAGATGCTACTTATCCAGATAGAACAGACCCAGAAAGAATGTACAACCATTGTCAGATTGTTAGAGTTGGTTATGATGTTACTGATTCAGAGAGAGCTGTAAACAATGCAGGCTTTTCTGATAGGTATAATTATGAAACCACTAAGGCTTTGAAAGAGTGGAAGAATGACACTGAATACGCTTTAATGCGTGGTTCAATGGCTACAGGTGCAGGTACTACTGCAAGGGCTATGAAGGGAATTAAAAGATTCCTTTTATCTAACAACTACACCAACGCATCAGGTATATCATTAACAGAAACCATACTTAATGATAGATTTGAAGACGTTTGGTCAGATGGTACACAAGTTAATGCTTTGTATGTTCCTATGTATATGAAGAGAAAAATCTCTCAATTTACTGGTGGTGCTACAAAGAATGTAGATGTAACAGACCGCAGGCTTGTTCTTGCAGTTGACATTTACCAAGCTGATGCTGCAACAAACGTAAAACTTTTTGCACATCGCTATGTACATGTTTCTGGGGATACTAACTATGATGTAGTTGGTATAGATGAAGACAAATTCAAAGTAGCTTACCTTAGAAAACCATTCACTCGTGAATTAGCCAAGACTGGTGATTCAACTAAGGGTGAGGTTATTGGTGAACTTACTATGGAATGTCTACATGAAGATGCAGGCTTTTACGCTGAAAAAATGCTCTAGATGGTACACAATACATTGAGTTAGGGAGAGTTGTAGCAGCTTAGAAAACAAATTGGGGGGGGTATGAAATATTACCCCCACCCATTCTTTAAAACTATGTTAATTAGCAAAGGCACAAGAGATGAAGCAATACACGCACTTATAAATGTTTGGTTGAAAGACCCGACACGAAAGTGTGGGTGGTGTGGAAAAATGTATATACCAGAAGAGTTTCCTTGCTGTGAACAACCATACATAGCTGATAATGCTGGGATTATGAAACAGTTTTATAAAGACCAACTATTTATCAGAGAAACCCGTAAGAATGTTTATGCTTCTATGAAAGCAAATAACACAAATAATTCTATGAGATGGGTATTATCTTTTCCACCAAGTCTCTTATCTTTTTTAGAAAGTGCTTTTAAGAATAGGTATCAAGAAAAGTTATTTCATGATAAATACAATGTTCAATGGTTTGCAAAAAAGTTTGGTAAATATTTTCAAATACCAGAAAGGATTTAATGAAAGAAAAACTTGCTCTTAATGTTATTGTAAAGAATGAAATTGAAGATGTTGAAAGAATAGTTGCTAAGTATGGTAAATACTTTGACGAGATTTGTATAGCAGTTGATGAAAATGTAGAAAAGTTCAAAATAAGGTTTAAAGATAAAATAAAGGTTTTTCCTTACAAATGGTGTAATGATTTTGCTAATAAAAGAAACTTCTTAGTAGAAAAAACAGAGAGTAAGTATTATTTTAGAATGGATTGTGATGATGATATAGAACATCCAGAACTACTTAGAGACAGTTTTGATTTAATGGTGAAGAAAGGTTTTGATGTTATCTATTATTATTATATCTATAGTAGAAATGAATTTGGTTCTCCTGATGCAGAACATTGGAGAGAAAGTATAATAAAGAAAAGACCAGATATATATTGGAAGAAGAAAATACACGAGAATGTATTTGTTGAAAATCAGAATACTTTTACAGCTTTGAGAGATGACAGGATAAAGATAATACATAATCCTAAACCTGGACATCACGAAGAGTCTTCTAAAAGGAATATGAAATTCTTATTAGAAGAATATAAACAAGATGGTAAAAACACAGACCCAAGAACAATAGCTTATCTTGGTAGAATGTATATGGGGCTAGGTGATTGGAAAAAGTCAATACCATTTTTAGAATTACTTACACAGAAGTCGGGCTGGGATGATGATAAATACTTTGGTTGGATTCATCTAGCTGAGTGTTGGAAACATTTAGGTAATATAGATTATGCTATAGCATCTTGTAATGAAGCTTTAGCCATAAATACTAAATTTCCAGATGCTTATTTACAATTAGGTGCTATCTATTTGCAGAAAGAAGATTTTCATAAGTCTCTTGATTGGACAATGCCAGGAATGGTTAGACCAATACCAGACACTATGTTTGTTCTTGACCCAACAGTATATGGTTGGAGAGCAAGAATGAACGCAGCACTAGGTAATTTAGGAATTGGAAAGTTTGATGTAGCTTTACAATATTATAGACAAGCTAGAAAGTTAGCACCTAAAGAACCTTTTATTATAAAAACTCAGAAACTATTTGAAGAGTCTTTTGAAGATAGTGAGTTTTTTAAGAATTTTCTTTGGATTGTAAAATACTTACAAGTTAAAGCACCAAGTAAAATACCACATCTTATGGAAGCTATACCTAAAGAATCATTTAAGGATGATAGGTTTTATAGTATAAAACATAAATTTGATAAACCTAAAGTATGGTCTGATAAATCTATTATAATCTATTGTGGTGAAGCTTGGGAAGATTGGGCTAGCCCTTCAGTTATAAAAGGTATTGGTGGTTCTGAGGAAGCTGTTATTTACCTTTCAAAGGAATTAACTAAACTTGGATTTGAAGTAACAGTATTTAACTCTTGCGGTTCACTAGAAGGAACATATGAAGGAGTTACTTACAAAGATTATAATGAGTTCAATCCAAATGATGAACATAATATAATGGTGAGTTGGAGAGGAAACATATTCAAAGACAATGATTTAACAGCTAAGAAGAAGTTTATATGGTTACACGATATACTATCTCCACATCAATTTACAGGAAAAGAATCAGAAACATTTGATAAGTTAATTGTTCTTTCTCAATATCACAAGTCGTTAGTAGAACTACCAGATGATAAAATATTTGTTAGTTCTAATGGTATTAACTTACCAGACTTTGAAACACAAGACATAGAGAGAAATCCAAAGCGTATAATATATGCTTCTTCTTATGACAGAGGGATTACTAATCTTTTAGTTATGTGGGATAAAGTTTTAGAAAGAGTACCAGATGCAGAACTACATTTGTTTTACGGATGGGACACATATCTTAAAATGGAGAAAACAGGTTTTAGAAGTCCTAAAGATAGACTTGCCATTACAAAGCTTATGCAGAAAAAGAATATCTTTGAACACGGAAGGATAGGACATAAAGAACTTGTTACTGAGTTTTATAAATCAGGTGTATGGGCTTATCCTTCACACTTCCAAGAGATAAGTTGTATCACAGCCATGAAAGCTCAAGCTTGTGGTTGTATTCCAGTAATAGCTGATTTTGCTGCGTTAAAAGAAACAGTTAAACTTAGTAAAAAGATAGATGGTAAATGTGATACTCCAGAGCAAGTAATAAAATACACAAACTTACTTATAGATACTTTAAATAATCCTAAGTCTCAGGATGAAATGAGAACGGATATAATAAAATATAGGAGTGATTTTGGATGGGACAAAGTAGCCTTACAATGGAAGAACGAACTGTTTGTTTGAAGAAACTAAAGAGAATACTGCTAATAGGTGGTTGTGGTTATATAGGTTCAAGACTATATTCATTATTGTCTAAAAACTATAATGTAACATCTGTTGACTTAGAATGGTTTGATAGTTTTGTTCCACATAACTTTTGTCGTGATTATAACAAATTGAATAAAACATTCATAAACAGATTTGATGTTGTAATACTTCTTGCTGGGCACTCAAGTACGCAGATGTGTATAGATAATGCAAAAGCAAGTTATGCAAATAATGTAGGTAACTTCGTAAATCTTATAGAAAAGATAAAAGATACAAAGTTCATATATGCAAGTAGCTCAAGTGTTTATGGAAACTTTAAGGATAGATTAGCTACAGAGAAAGTATTAGGTTTCACACCTAATAACTTCTATGACCTTACAAAACACATCATAGACTTACACGCTTCTCTTTATCCGATAGAGTATTACGGATTAAGACTTGGCACAGTCAATGGGTTCTCTGAGAGTTTTAGAAAAGATATAATGATAAATGCTATGTATGCTTCATACGATAAGTATGGATATATAAAAGAATATAATCCAGAAGTATATAGACCAATATTAGATATAAAAGATTTAGGTCGGGCAATAGAAACTATTATAGAAAATGGTTCTATAGAAAAAGCTGGGATTTATAATCTTGGTAGTTTTAATTCACAAGTAAAAGATATAGTAACAAGGGTTAGTAAATATCTAAATTGTAGAGTTGAGAAAGTTAAGGGAACTGATGATACAAAATTACAATCAGGATTATATAACTTTTCTATAAATTCAGATAAATTCAGAGATACATTTTCTTTTGAGTTTAAGGGAAATGTAAAATCAATATTAGATGACATAACAAGTGATAGGATTATCAGTTTTAGTGATAGAAAGGTTAAAAAAGAGTATGTATAAAACATTACATAAGTGTCTTTGTTGTAATAGTGATAATCTTTATAAATACTTTGATTTAGGACAACAACCATTAGCTAACAATCTTAAAAGTTCAATCAAAGAAAAAGACAAGTTATATCCATTAGCAGTTAATGTTTGCAGAGATTGTTTTCATTCACAGCTTACAGTATCAGTAAATAAAGAATTATTATTTAAAAACTATTTTTATGTTAGTGGAACAAGCAAGAGCTTATGTAAATACTTTGAAACTTTAGCAAAGAAGATAGTTAAGAAAACTGGCTTTGGTAAAGGAATAAAGATACTCGATATAGCTTGTAATGATGGTACATTCTTACAGTTCTTTGATAAATATAAGTGGGATACATATGGGGTAGACCCTGCCGAGAACCTGCGTAATCTAGCCGTTAAAAAGGGAATAAAGATGTATACAGAGTTCTTTCCTGAGTTTATTACTTTTGAAACAAGGTTTAAGGTTATCACAGCTCTTAATGTATTAGCCCATACAGACACTCCTTATGAGTTTTTAGTGGGTTGTAAGAAGATACTTGATAAAGATGGTTATATCTTCATACAGACCTCACAGAAAGATATGGTTGTTAATGGTGAGTTTGATACTATATATCACGAACATCAATCATTCTTTACAATAAAGTCAATGATTAAGCTTGTTAGTAGGGCTGGATTAGTTCTTACTAACGTAGAAACAATGGATGTTCATGGCAAGAGTTATCTATTTACAATAAGAAAGAGTGGCAAGTATTTTGACAAATTAGAGAAAGATGGTAGATACTCTATTGATACCTATAGTAATTTTCATAAGAAAGCTGAAGATACAAAGAGAGATATTCTAAGATTGTTAAAAGTATTAGGAAGGGTAGTAATTGGTTATGGTGCGGCAGCTAAAGGTGTAGTGTTAGCAAACTATCTAAAATTACCATTAGAATATGTAATAGATGATAACCCATTAAAACAAAGAAAAGTTATAGGTGGTGTTAATACAACAATATATTCTATAGATAAACTAAAGAAAGATAAAAGAGATTTAGCAATAATAGTTCTTCCTTGGAATATGTATGAAGATATAACAAACAATATCAAAGAAGTTAGAAATAATTCAGCAGATAGATTTATTAAACCATTTCCGAGTGTAGAAATATTATGAAGATAGCAATAGTTGGTAACGGAAGTAGTTTACTGAGACTGAAGAAAGGTGTTGAGATAGACTCTCACGATTTGGTTATAAGACAAAACTTCTACTATGACCTTATGGAACCCGAAACAACAGGCATTAAGGTTGATATTTGGTCTTGTGCTTTTGATTTTAACAAATATGACGATGAAGAACGAAGCAAAGAAATATGGTGTGCCCGTCCTCTCAGATGGGAGAATGGCGGGAAGTGGCACATAGGGATAAAGCACGAAAGAATAAAGAGAGATATAAACGAGGGTGAGTGGAATAACACAGCCCACATAATCAACCAAGCTGGTGGAACAAATCCTACAACAGGTTTTCTTACACTCAAATTCGCACAGAAGATATATCCAAAAGCAGAGATAAATTTATATGGGTATGATTTTTATGACCCACCCAATTACTATTATGGGGGAAAAGAAGAGAAGCCCTATAGTGACCATTCTCCAGACATAGAGAAAAAGCTGATTATAGAGGGAGTCAAGAAAGGGGAATATAAATGGATACAATAAGCAAGGATTATGTATTCAAAGATGTTGATGGTCAGATTAAATACATTGGTGACTTTGATGGTTTATATCGTGATGTGAAAGACCCGTGGAGTCAACAGGGTAGTCAATCTCATAAGCCTAACAGGGTAGCACTTATAAAACATTTATCTGAACTGCAACCAAAAAGTATACTTGACGTGGGTTGCGGACTTGGTCATCTTACTCAAGCTGCCAAGATATTAATTACCGACGATGTTCTGGGTGTGGACATAAGTAAGATATGTGTTGAGAGAGCAGGACAGTTATTCCCTGATACTAAATTCCAGGTATTAAATATAAACAAAGACCCTCTGGATAGAACTTTTGACGTTGTTATTTTAAATGGTATTCTTTGGTATATATTGGAAGGATTAGATGCTATAGTTGATAAGATTGCGAATAACTTGACCGATGGTGGTTGTCTTATATTTGTTCAAGCCTTTATATCAAATCAAAGATATGCAAAAAACATCATAGACGGATATAATGGCTTAATAGAAAGAATACAATCTTATAAGCAGTTTGACCTATCAAAGACAACTTGTTCTGGGAAAGATGGTAGAATTGACAGTATTATTATTTTAAGGAAAAAGAAATGACAAAAACCACAGCATTTTTCCAAACAGAATATATTGATGACATATTTGATAAAAGTGTGGTGATTAAAGATGGTATCTTATTACCTTTAGAAATTGAACTCTCGCTTGTTGACTCTTGTAATAGGAATTGTGAGCAGTGTCCACGAGGGAATGAAGATATAGCCCCTAATACCAGTTTAGAACTGACACCCTACTTATATAAGAAACTCGCTAAAGAGTTAAAAGAACTGGGTTTTAAAGGTTTGGTTATGCTTGGTGGTTACGGAGAACCGCTACTATATAAAAATATTCTTGATGTTGTAAAAGAATTCAACTTTACTTATGTTGGTATTACTACTAATGGTGATTTATTAACTGCTCAACTGATTAAGGAGATTTTTGAAGCTGGTGCTTATAAATTAAGTATTAGTGTTTATGAACCAAAATTGATGGAACCCTTCAAGGCAATGTCAAAAGGGTATGAAGATAGAGTTATTATTCGCAATAGATATGATAATGCTGATGAATTATTCAACAACAGGGCTGGAACTGTCTATGAAAATGAAAAAAAAGGTATCTGTCATTATCCGTTTTATATGGTAATGGTTGATGCGAATGGAGATTGTTTCCCTTGTTGCCACGAATGGCAGAGAAGATTGAAGGTAGGCAACCTTTATCAGCATACTCTTTGGGAAGTTTGGACTTCTAAAGACTTGAAAAGAGTAAGAAAAAAGATATTGGTGGGTAATAGGGATTTATTCCCTTGTAGAATATGTAATATAGACGGCACGATGAGGGGGAAACAGAGTGTTGAATTATATATCAAATGAAGGATATGATAATTGTTTGTTAGCATCTGAAACAAACGGATGTAACATTAAAATCAACGGTAAGTGGGTACTTGATACTCAGATGGGAGCGGGTACTTTTATACTTGGACACGGATTTACAAATAGTGTAGTCAAGAAAGCCATAAATAGAGGTTCTTTATACACTTGTCCAAATGTATTGGCAGAAGAGGCAGGGAAATTATTACATCACGCTACATGGTTTAGACATTTTATATTTACTAATTCTGGTATGGAAGCAACAGAAAAAGCTATACGAGTTGCAAGAGCATACACAGGCAGGGACAAGGTTGCTTTCTTCTTTGGTGGTTGGCACGGATGTATGGACTATAATTTAGTTCCATATTCCAAAGGTATACCAAGGGTAGTAAAGAATTTAACAGTTTTTCTTCCCTTTGATGATAGAGCATTTGATATTTTAAAGGAAAAGAAACCAGCAATAGTAATGGTTGAGCCAATACAAAGTTCTTGTCCTATAGACCGAAGAAAGTTCTTAGAGAAGCTTAGACAGTTTACTACAGAACATGATATTATTTTATGTTTTGACGAAGTAATGTCAGGTTTTCGTATGTCATTGGGTGGTGGTGGAGAGTATTTAGGAATAACACCAGATTTAGCTTGTTATGGAAAGATAGTTGGTGGTGGTTATCCTGTAGGTGTTGTGGCTGGTGATGAAGTGTTAGAAACTGAAGGTGTTAAATACGGTGGAACCTTTTCAGCAAATCCTATTACATTAACGGCTTGTATAGAAACTCTTAAAGCACTTATTGATTATCCACCATATATAGAAATGCGGAGTTTGTTACATATTCTTTCTGATATTAAATCAAATGTTCTTCAGGTAATGATTATTGGATGTATGGCACGATTGGTTTTTACTACACGAAAGATTAATAATGTTAATGAAAGAGATGAATTTGAATTACCAAAAGATAAGCAAAGAAAACTAATAAGGAAGTTATTAGAAAAAGGTATTTATGTTGGTAGTAATAATTCAATATTGTTATCCTTATTACATACTGAAGAAAAAGTAAACTTTATAAAAGAATGTCTGGAATCTCTATAATTATACCATGTTATCACGGGGAAATAAGGCACTACTCATTGACCGTCAGGTGTTTAGAACATTTAAAAAAATATACTCCAATTCCCTTTGACTTGATAATCATAGAGAATGTAGAGAGGTGGTGTGAGGGTGAGGGTGATAAATATTACTTTTCTAAAGAACCTAAAACATTTGCAGAGAACGCAAATATTGGTTTAAGGTTAGCTAAGACAGAATATATTTGTATGCTAAACAACGATGTCTTTGTTCCTGAAGGTTGGTTAGATGGAATATTAAAGTGTTTTGATGACCCTCTTTGCGGTATCGCAACTTGCGATAGCACACAATATGGAAGAGCTACTGAAGATAAGATAATTGAATGGTTCTTCGGTGCTATCTGGGTAATGAAAAGAAAAGTATTTAATAGTGTGGGCTTCTTTGATGAGTCTTTTAGGCACGCCTTTGATGATGCTGATTATTGGGTTAGAGTTTATCAGGCTGGCTATAAGATATTAATGAATAAGGCTATACAAGTAGAACATAAAGACGGTTCTACTATACACAAGTTTGATGGACATACAGAAAGATATATAAAAATGAGAAAGAAGTTCAATGAGAAACACAATGGATGTATCTTACCAATATTCGAGAGGTTGAGATGAACGAAGCAAACGCTAAGAAGTTTTTATTTGAGTTTGATGACGTTATGAACTCTTTGGGTGTAGAACATATTTTAGCCGATGGAACCTTACTTGGTGCAGTAAGAGATAAACGGTTTATCCCAATAGATAGAGATATAGACTTCCATATGTTGTGGGAAAATGCTGATTGGGAAAGGATAAATAAGGCGTTAATTAATGCTGGGTTTGATAGTGATGTTATAGACCATAGCCACAAAAGACCGTGGAATGGTTCTCCCTTTGCTATTGAGTGTAGAAAATATGGTGAGCATTGTGATTTACTGGGTTATAAAAAGTTGGGGAACTATAGATATGTGCCCTTTCACAAAGAAGAATATACAATTATTCATTCACCAGAGGTAATTGAAAATACTGACTGGATAGAGTTTTACGGTAGAAAGTTTAGAACTCCTAAACCAGCTATACAGTTTCTTGAAGAACATTATCTTGATTGGAAAACCCCGCAGAAACATTTTGACACAAGTGAGGGTCTTTATCCTTGTACTAAACTTCCTAAGAACGGTGATTATTTTTGGTGGGCTAATGAATAATATATCTTCTTTTAAGAAGATATTGATTACAGGTTCTAAGGGTTTCATTGGAAGTTTTTTAATGCACTACCTGTCTAAACATGGGTTTGAAACTATAGGGTTTGAGGAAAATCTTAACACTGCGACATCTATACCAGAGTGTGATTTGATTATTCATAGTGCGGGGAGAAGATTGAGAAAAGACATCACCATAGAAGATTTTGTAAAAGACAATGTGTTAGCAACCATAAACTTAACTAAATTTGCGAAAGGGCAACCGATTATCTTCTTATCAACTAAAGCAGTTTATGTATTTAAACCTTATGGAATTACGAAGTTATTAGCTGAATATGTTTTAACAAAAGAATATGGTAATGCTATTGTTCTAAGACTCCCAAAAATTAGATACAAAAGAACGGAGCCAGAAAATCTATCTCAAGCAATAAGTATAGGGGTGGAGAATTTAGGAGATTGGATAATTGAAACTATTAATCATATACCATCAAGAAACTAAGGTTTATGTCCATGGTGTATTTGACCTATTTCATTATGGTCATGTAAAGCTTCTTAAAGAGGCGAAAAGTTTAGGTGATATTCTTATTGTTGGTTTGGTTACTGATGCAAATGCTAAAAAGATTAAGGGCAAGACAGTATTAAATTATGATGAAAGGCTTGAAGTTATTTCATCAATTAAATATGTTGATTTAGTTGTAGAGCAACAGACCGAAGACCCAACAGAAAATCTTAAACTTTTAGATATAAATATTTTGTGTCGTGGAGAAGATTATAAGGGAAATCCACCAGGAAGTGATTATATGGAGATTAGTGGTGGTAAGGTTGTAAGAATACCTTACAGTAGAGAGATTAGTTCAACCGAAATAAAACGAAGAATATTGGAGGAATAAATGGGAAGAGGATTTGATACAATGCAGGGTAATGTAGGGGCAAATTGTCAAGATACAAGCACAGCCTTTGCTACAGAGATTGGTAAGTATATAAATAAGAGATACCAACAGGTATTGCGTAAGATAAACTGGGACTATATCAACGAGGATTATACTGTAACTTTGGTTGGTGG